TTCTAAAGGTAAGTATCAAAAGTATATCAGCACAAATACTCATTGGAAGGTATGGGAAGAAAAAACAATTCGAGGGATGAAATGTTATCGAATTGGTACTGATGAACAATGGGTACCTGCTAAGTTTGCTAAACTAATTGAATAAAGGAAGTAAAAAATTCACTCCTAATGTCGTAGAGCTACCTGGGATTTATTCCTGGGTAGCTTTTTTGTGTCTTACTTTGTGTCAAAAAATATCGTTTTTGTGTTGCAAAATATACAAAAACATGTATAATATAAAGTGTAAGGTGTAAAGAGAAAGAGGTACAAATCATGAAATACGATGTTTTAAGTGTCGTTAATGAAACTAAAAAGCAAATTGAAGAAGTTAAGAAAGGAATCAAAGAAGAAAAACTTGAATTAAAGAAAGCAGATGAAGCAGGCGAATGGGATCTAAAAGGTCCAAGCCTTGAAGGCTCTATTGAATATGATGGAAAAGCCTTGAATAATCTTGAAAACTGCTTAAAGAAGTTCAAAGACTTTAAGCAACTCACTATAAATTATGTTGATGACATTGGCTCAGAACTTGTCTATGACTTTGTCTTAGACAAAAAGTACAACAGATTCTATATTTACTGCACCAGTACGGGTGATGGCATTTGGATCACTTTGAACGAAACTGAAAAAATGTTAAATCAACTAATTGATGATGGCAAAATTAAAAAGTCAGAGTTCGGTGAATATGCAGATCATTACAAGAAATTGCTAAAAAATAGCAAGACTGAAAGATTATCAAATATCATTAGAATAAACCGTAGCTATTTTAACAGTGAAAACTTATACAAACTTTCAAAAGCAGTAAAAGAACTTAGCCCTGAACGTGCAGAAAATCTTGCCTTTATCCTAAAATAAATAAATTATGGGAGCTAATATAGATGAAAATATTATTCAATAGAAATGCTGTCAAATACGAAACCGAAAAGGCTGCACTAATTAAAGTTCCAAAACAAAATTACAAAGTATGGTTGCCAAAATCTTTAATTAAACCAAGAATGTGGTTCTACTCAGCATATTTGCCAAAAGATATGGAATTTACACTGCTTATTGGCAGGAATGACAGGAAGAGATGCTCTGCACAAACCCTTCAAGACTTTTTTGAAGGACAAATCTTTTCTTGTGGTACAGAAAAAACGGAGGTTTATTATCACAAGCCAAAGAAATTTAAGCCAAAGAAGGTTGAAGTAGATGATTCCCTTAAGCGTTAACCAAAAACTGGCAGTTAAAAAACTAGAACGTCTACGAGTGGGCGCTCTTTTTATGGAACCAGGAACAGGAAAAACAAGAGCAGCAATTGAATTAATTAACTCTTCAAAAACTGACTATGTATTATTTATTGTTCCTTTTCAAACCAAGAAAAATATAAAAAAAGAACTGATTAAATGGGGGCTAAAGCCAAAATATCGTATTGAAGGCGTTGAATCTTTAAGCAACTCAGATAGACTCTATCTTGAATTACTTGATGAAATCAAACAAGCAAAAAGGGCTTTTATTATAGTAGACGAAAGCTTAAAAATAAAGAATATTCACGCTAAGAGAACAGAGAGAGTTATGAGACTTGGTAAATTGGCCTATTATCGCTTAATACTTAATGGCACACCAATTTCAAAAAACATTTTAGACTTATATCCTCAAATTGAATTTTTAAGTCCAAAGATTTTAAACATGCGATATATCGAGTTCTGGGATAAATTTGTTGAGTCCGAAACTAGAATCGATGGATATAGTCAATACACTATAGTTAAAGATTCGGTCAACATCCCTTATCTATATTCTTTAATTGAGCCATATGTTTTTGAAGCTAAGCTGAAGCTAGGAATAGATAAAAATGAGCATTGCGTTGATTATATTGTTGATGATCCGCAGGCTTACTGGGATGCAAAAGAAGAGATGCTGCAAAAAATAGAGTTTATGGGAGACGTGGATTTTCTGGCGATGACACAGAAAATGCAACACTCATATTCACTAGATACGGCACACATTCAGCAATGCGAAGACTTGGTTACAAGCTTAAAACGTAAAACACTAATTTTTGTGAAATATTTAGACACAAAAGCTAGACTTACTGATATATTCCCAAACTGCAAGGTTATTACTTATGGGAAAGGCTCATTAGGACTGAATTTGCAGGAATACAAGAACATCATATTTTATGAAAAGACCTGGGACTACGCACAGCTAGAGCAGGCTAAAAGAAGAATTTATAGGCTTGGTCAATCTGAAAATGTAAATTATTACTTTTTAACTGGTAATTTAGGACTTGAAAAAATGATTGATAATTCAATCAACAAGAAAACAACCCTGTTAGATCTGTTTAAAGAGACTAGTAATAGAAAGGAGTTTGCAAATGAGTTCTAAAAAATATTTAGATATTAATGTTTATGATGCAACTCAGGAGCGTTTAAAATACGTCTTTGATGAGTTTGATAATGTTTTAGTTGCCTTTTCTGGCGGTAAAGATAGTGGAGTACTACTTAATCTTGCCTATGAGTACGCTAAGAAACATGATCAATTAAATAAAATGGGAATGTACTTTTTGGATTACGAAGCTCAGTATCAGGCAACGATTAAATACACTCAAGAAATGTTTAATAATTCAAGTGATATTAAACGCTTCTGGCTCTGCCTGCCTAATTCAGTTCCTAGTGCCACTTCTATGACTACAGGTACATGGATTCCGTGGGAGAAAGCTAAAAAAGATATTTGGGTACGTAAAATGCCCAAAGCACCTTATGTAATCAATGAAGACAATGTTCCCTGGGATTATAAACCTGGGACTAGTGATTATCAGGCGCAAGAAGACTTTACTAAGTGGTTTGCTTCCACACATGGGAAAACTGCAGTCCTAATTGGGATTAGAACAGATGAATCTTACGATCGTTTTAGAGCTATTAAATCAAACCATAAGGTGAACTCCTATGGTGACAAAGAATGGCTAGTATCTAAAGATAAAATTACTGTCAACGCTTATCCAATTTATGATTGGTCAGTTAAAGATATTTGGGTATGCAATGGCAAAAATGCTTTTAAATACAATAAAATTTATGATCTGTACTATCAAGCTGGCATGAAAATAAATGAAATGCGTGTAGCATCCCCATTCTTATCGGAAGGATTATCAGACTTGCATTATTACCAAGTAATTGAGCCTGACACATGGGCAAAAATGCTAGGAAGAGTGAATGGCGTTAACTTTGCTGGCATATACGGTAAGACTACCGCTATGGGTTGGAAAAATATCAAGCTTCCGAAAGGTATGACATGGAAGCAATATTTGAAGTTTCTACTTTCAACATTGCCCGAGCAGACCAGAAAAGATTATCAAAAAATATTTAAGACCAGCATTGAATTTTGGGACAAAAAGGGTGGCGTTCTTGATGATGAAACTATCAAAGAGCTTCAAGATGCAGGTATACCACTAGAAATTAAAGGTAAAACGAATTATAGAACACAAAAGAGGGCAGTGGCATTTCATGACTATCCTGACGATGCACCTGTCAAAAAATTCAGAGCGGTTCCATCGTACAAGCGTATGTGTATCACAATCATGAAAAATGATCATACCGCTAAGTATATGGGATTTGCTAGAACAAAAGCACAAGAAAAAAAGAGGAGAAAAGCAATTGAAAAATACCAAAACATCCTTTAAGTCAATCGTTGGCATTCCGTCTATTAAAGATAATACATATGCTGTTTCTATAGATGGTAGAGTTAAGGGAATAAAAGATAATAAGATAAAAAAGACAAGGCATGATAAAGATGGATACGTAATAACAAGTTTATTAGATAATAATGGACATTCAAGAAATCAAAAAGTCCATCGTTTAGTCGCATTTATGTGGGTTAAAAATGATAATCCTGATATAAAAAAAGAAGTTAACCATATAAATGAAATTAAAGACGACAATCGAGCTGAGAATTTAGAATGGTGTACTACGCATTACAATATCAATTATGGTTCAAGAACGGAAAAAGCAATTTCAAATAAAAGAAAGTCTGTCATTATGCGTAATGTACATAACAACGATACTTTTACTTTTAATAGTGTTAGTGAAGCTTCACGAGCATTACACATAACGGAAAGCGATCTATCACGTGTACTTACGGGAGAAAGAAAATCAACACACGGATTTGAAGCTTGGTATGCTAATAGCACTGTTTACAATGTTAAAGCTGTTCCCATTGAAAAGATACAAGCTAATACTTATAACCCTAATCATGTAGCACCTCCTGAAATGAAACTTCTTTATGAATCAATTAAAGATGATACGTATACTATGCCTATTGTCTGCTACTATCTTAAAGATAAAGATAAGTATGAAATTGTAGATGGCTATCATAGATATACCACAATGCTAAAACACAAAGATATCTATGAAAGAGAACATGGTATGTTGCCTGTGTCAGTGATTGACAAGCCACTAGAAGACAGAATTGCATCCACAATTAGGCATAACAGAGCTAGAGGGACACACAGTGTCGATTTAATGGTTAACATTGTTAAGGAACTTAAAGATTCAGGTATGTCAGATACTTGGATTATGAAAAATATCGGTATGGATGCTGACGAACTTTTGAGACTAAAGCAAGTTGGCGGTTTGGCTGCAATGTTCAAAGATGAAAATTATAGTAAGGCGTGGAAATGATGAATGAATTAGAAAAGGCACAAAGACTTTTGACAGCAAAATTAAGGCCCTTAAATATAATATCCAAGAAATCAAAAATAAGTTATGATACAATTCGACAATATGCTTCTCATCCAGAGAAATTGCAAAAAGCAGCATGGATAAGAGTTTATACTCTCGCTTTAATTTATGATGACCTTGTATCTGAACTAACTAAGTGAAAACAAGCCTGGTATAATGGCTTTTATGATTTATTAATTCATTAAATCCTGATTCTAGAGTCACTCCGTTTATGGGTGGCTCTTTTTTGCCAAAAAATACTTACACAAAGCATTACAAAAAAAATAAATAAAAAAGTGCATTAATCTATTGCATAATTCATACAAGTGCGTATAATAATAATTGTAAACAAGTTAAGGACAAGTCAGAGACGAGTTCAAAACAAAACTGAACACCACATAAAAGCGAGGCGAGATATATGTCAATTGAAGAACAGTTAGAGCAAGCTAAGAAAGCTGTTGAACGACAAATTAAAATGAAATTGTTTGACAAAAACATGACCCAAGCAAAATTGGCTATTTTAATTGGTGAAAGTCGAGCAGCGGTAAGTCTAGCTATTAAAGGCAGCACAAATCCTAAGTCAATTAAGGTTCGTAAGAAGATTTACAAAGCCTTAGGAATGAAGCAGTGACGTACTAAGCACTGAAAGAATTTAAAAAAATAAGCAGAAGGAGAAACAAAAATGGACTTTAATATTAAATACCCAACTCTAGTAGAACAAAGCTATGAATTCATGAAGCAACTTAAACCAGACTTAACGAAGCAAGAAGTATATTTGCTGCTGGTTGAAAACAATATAATAGATGAAGACGGCCACCCAACCGAGTTTGCCATAGAGAACCACCTTGTAGATGTTGAATTGCTTAAAAAACACGGTATTTTGCCACTAATTGAAAGAGAAGACAACAACTAATATTTTAGGGCAAGATTATATAGGCGTAGTTGTAACTACACCCACAGAAAGACTAGAAGTTAGATATTATACTTAATCGTCCACAGTGGTCAGTGACGTTAAACCTAAGATAAAAATATGATTATTTGAAAGGTCGTAACAAAATGAAAGTTACAAAATTAGTCGTAGGTATTTTACAAATTGTTATTGCGGTATTTATTGTTTTCCAATCAATGGCTGTTGGAATTGGCCATGCTATGGAAAATTCTAATGATGCTGGTGGTAGTGCTGGTATGATTACCGCAATTCTTTTCTTAGTAACTGGTATTGTTTATATTTCTACTAGAAAAAGCCCAAAGCTTGGTGGTGATATTGCTGGATTAATTATGATGTTGATTACTTGGATTTTGGCAATTAGTAACGCACATGATTATGGTGATTTGCAGATTTGGGGTTGGTTAGCATTTATTATCGGTGTTGGTTTCTTTGTATGGCACCTAATCGCTAACAAAAAAGCTAAAAAAGCTTAATTAGACAAAAGAAGAGCCACTCTTGGGGAATATCCCTGGGGTGGCTCTTTTTGTGCTTATGGTTGGTAGGTCATGTTAACTTGCTTATTATCTATAATCTTATCTCACTTCTATATTTAATCATATTGTACGATAATGCTTTAATGCATTTTTTAATAAAAAAAGTAAAAAAGTATTGAAATCGTGACTTAACCGTGTTACTATAATTATGAACTTGAAAGAGAGGTGATTAGATGAAAGTAACTTTAAAGGCTGCAAGAGTTAACAGTGGTCTTAGTCAAAAAGAAGCTGCTAAGCGTCTAGGTGTTGCTGAATCGACACTCTATAAGTGGGAGTCAGGTAGGAACAAGCCAAACACCAAGTACTTGGGCAGGATCAAAAAAATTTTCAAAATACCTATCGATTATATTATTTTTTAGCTTTGTAAGTAAGAAAGGAGATTGATTGGAATGCATAAGCTTAATCAATGGCTATCTGATATTGCAGATGCTTTTGCCAGCTTAATGAAGTGGGGATTAATTAGCAGTGGAATTTCCGTTGTATTAATCCAAATATGTATTTTTATTTCTAATTTACTAGT